GTTGATGTGTTCCTCGGCTTGCCTTTCAATATTGCTAGTTATGCTTTGCTTACTCACTTATTGGCACATCATCTAGGTTACAAAGTAGGTGAGTTAGTTATCTCAATGGGAGATACTCATATCTACACTGACCACATTGAGCAAGTTAAAGAACAACTAACTAGACAAGAATTCCCTGCCCCTACTCTAGTGTTGAATCCAGACAAGACTATCATCTTTGAAATCACGATGGAAGATATTAATTTAGAGAATTATCAGTCACATGGACAGATTAAAGCGACAATGGCGGTCTAACTTGGCTCCAGTAGAATATCAAGTTCATCTAATTCACATGAGTGATGTGGAAGATCCTGATTTAATGGTGTCACAACCTATATGGGAATGGCAACAAACTCCGAAGGGCAAGTATATCATGGAACACAGTAAGCCTGAACCAATGTGGGTTCGCTGTATCAATACTAAAACGTATGGATATGATTACAAGATTAAAGCATACTTGACCCCGGAACAAATAACATTTTATAAGTTGAAGTACGAATGAACATTTTAGTAACAGGCGGTCTTGGTCTCATTGGTCACAACGTAGTGCAGAAGCTACAAGCAGAAGGACACATTGTGTCTATCGTAGATATTCAAACTAACTACGGAATCATTCCCCAAGAAGAAATTGATTACTTATTGAACAAACGTTTAGAGAAAATCGAAGACGTAGGTGGTTTGTATGAATATGATATATGCGATTCTAGACGCATGGATGAAGTATTCAATATCGAGCAACCTGAGATTGTGATTCACTGTGCTAGTTTCCCTAGACAAAAAGTTGTCAACGCAAATCCTACATGGGGCAGTAGAGTAATGAGTGAAGGCTTGCTTAACCTACTAGAAGTAAGCAACAAGTACGATGTACGTAAATTCGTATACATCAGTTCGTCAATGGTGTACGGTGATTTCAAAGATGATGTGAAAGAAGATTATGACTGCAAACCACAAGGGCAATATGGAATCCTCAAACTCGCAGGCGAATGGCTTGTCAAAGATTATACTCGCCGTACTAATCTTGTTCATACTATTATACGCCCCTCTGCTGTATATGGTCCACTTGACGTTGAAGACCGCGTCATCAGCAAGTTCATACTCCGCGCTATGCGGGGCGATACTCTTAGAGTTAACGGAGCCAGTGAGACCCTCGACTTCACCTTCGTTGACGATGCCGCCGACGGAATCGTTGCCGCAGCATTATCCGACAACACAGAAAACAAAACCTACAATATAACTAAATCTCACAGTCATAGTCTACTTGACGCTGCAAATCTAGCTGTAAAAGTAGTTGGAAAGGGTGAAATTGAAGTAGGTGACAGAGACCTGGACTTCCCTAGCAGGGGAGCGTTGAATATTGATGCCGCCCGTCAAGACTTTGGGTTCGACCCCAAAGTTGATGTTGAAGAAGGATTTCAAATCTACTATGATTGGTTAAAGAACTCCTCGTACTTTAATAAATAAGTGCATGTTCATCTTTGAAGTCACCCCCAACTGGATATTCCACTCGTTATTCTATCTTAGTATAGTAGCAATCATTCTTGGTTTTGCGTTCGGTAAAGCTAAATTGATTAAGAGATATGCGCTTATGCTCAAAATAAGCGGTGTCATTGGATTCGCAGCCGCAACATTCTTAGAGGGTGCATTGTACGATTATACAGTCATGCAAGCTAGAATCGAAGAAGCCAAGCAGCAAACTGCCGAATACGAAGAAAAGAATAAAGAGTTAAACGACAAGTTAGCTAAGAAATCTAGTAAAGTCAAAGAAAAGATTCAGGTCAAGAAAGAATATATCACACGATATATTGACCGTGAAGTTAAGAAATACGACAATACTTGTGTGATTCCTAAGCCATTCGTTGATGCACACAATCAAGCTGCGGAGAAAACAAAATGAGAGACAACAAAGACCAAGGAATCGTTTCCAGTTTAATCATATTTGTTATCGTTATAATGCTAGTCTTAGCAATAACAGGATGCACTACTCCACCAGTAATCCCCAAGTTCCCCGATGCACCAGTTAAGGCTGGAGCGATGGAACAATGCCCCGACCTTGAAAAAATCAAAGACGGGGCAAAACTAAGTGATGTTAGTAAGACAATCACAATCAACTATTCAACTTACTACGAATGTGCAGTTAAGTCAGATACTTGGATTGAATGGTATCAAATTAACAAAATCAATTACGATAAAATCGGTAAGTAATTACTCGTCAACTGCACCTTTGCACTTGGCACGTTTAGCCTTTGTCAAATCACCGAAGTTTACAGGCCACTCTGTACCCGGCGCTAACTCTGTAGCATTAGCTGGGAACTTGTATTGTACACCTGCTTCTTGTTGAATCTGTGCTACTGGTACACGGAACTTAGTCAAGTCATTACCTAAGTTAACATATGGTTTAGTGTGCGGGAATCTCCAACCAGCAACTTGACCTGTTTGATTGTTGATTACAATCTTGTAGAAGCCGTGCGGAACAATAACACCGTTACCAATAGTAGGGTCACCAGCGCCATACATAGCTCCAACGTAAATCGTAAAACTTTGGTTGTGTTGTACTGCCCAACCACGTACTGAAGTTTCCAGTAACTTCCAGATTCCACGATTTAGACTTCCATGCTGTGGATACATGTTTGTCATTAAAAAACTCTCGTATTCCACTTGCTGGGTATAAGATAGGTCACCATCCGGCGCCGCGTGTCCCTTGTCGTATCCTGTACCAACGTAGTCGTCAGGTCTTGCACCTGTTCCGCCTAATGATTGGTCAGCCACGAAGGCGTTTGTTCTGGGAAAGCAACCTAATGCATTTTCCGGCTTCAATGTGTATGCTACATAAGCAGGAATTTTAACTGGTGCGTCATAAGCAACTAGATAACCCTCACGGCAAATAGCACCTGCTTGACGCTGTGTGTTTGCAAATCCATATGGACTATGAACTTGACATTGTTGAACGGGTAACGGGGCACGTTGATCCCATGCTTGTACGGACAACGATAGCATCATCAGCAGTCCTAGTATAATTTTACGCATAATAGCTCCTTAAATATGAGTCTATTTATGCCCATAATGTTATGCGTCATTGATAAATACTCTATAAGGATTGCAAACCAATGACAACACAAGTATTCCCAGTAGATTTAGGTGAACTACCGAACGACGGCACCGGCGACCCGTTACGAGTTGCCTTTGCGAAAATCAATGATAATTTCAATTACCTATCAAATTTAGCACCCAACGGTCCTGAGGGAGCAGTTCAGTTCATTAGAGACGGAGTGTCAGGTGGCGATGCGAATTTAATATTCAACGAAGCAGATGGCAACTTAGAGTCTGGTTTAAACATAATCCCTCTGACTGACTTAGGTTCTGATATCGGAGCGTCAGATAGACGTTTCGGCAATATCTATGTAGGAAACGCTGCTATCGGTAATGTTAGTATTTCAGAGTCTGGAAATACGTTAACTTTCTCATTGAACGGTGGCGGAGCTGGCAACATTGAAGTCAACAGCATCACTGCTAGTGGTTCTTTCATTTTAGACAACGAAGAACATAGTACAGTTGAGGTTACTACTACAACTAATCAAGCGAACCAAGTGGTATTTGAACGTTCTGTCATGGAATTCGACAACGGCACATTTACTATTACTTCTAGAGATGTTGACACACATGATGCGCAAAAAGTAATTTTAGATGTGGTTAAGAATACTACGAACCTGGGTGTCAAATTCGTAGCGTACGGTACAGTGTTCGTCGGTGGTCCGCTAACACGATATAATGTTGATGTATCATTCGGTAATGTTAGAGTAATGGTAAGTCCAATTTTGAATTCTGAAATACTGCATTCAGTTTCGTATACAGTAAATACATAATATGAGAGCCAACGAATTCATTACAGAAGCAACCGAAAAGAAAATCTCTAAGAGACAGCAACAGTCTACAAAGGGATTGAATACTTACGGTGACGGCGAACATGTGTCAGGCGACTATACATCATATCGTTTGGGTATGGCAGTAGCAGGCGCAAATGGAAAAGATCCATTAGACATGAAGGGTAAGAGTTGGATTGGTAAAAAGAAATCAGCTCATCCTTACACTAAAGAAGAACAAGAAATGCTAAAGCAAGCCTACAAAGCTGTAGGAGCTGAATACACCGATGTCAACAACGGTGATATGGAAAGTAAAGAATTAGATTCTACTAATGCTATAAGCCCGGTTGTTGGGTTTAAAGGCTTCAAATAAATATTTCAGTCGGTGAATCTACTTGTAAATAGATTCACTATGATTGATATTAACAACACCCTAGACTTAATTAAACTTAAATTTTACAACGAATGGTTGTATACAAGTCACTTGACTGATGAAGGTGAATCGAAACTTCACCAATCTTTAACGAAACAAATTGTCCCTACATATGTAGATCCATTGAACTTGCGTAAGGATGATTTCATTGTTGAGATTGGCTCAGGCGCAGGATATTTCCTTGATGAAATGAAAGAGCGTGGTTTCACTAATGTAGTTGGTGTAACTCTCAGTGAGAATGATGCGAAGTTTTGTTCTGACAAAGGGCATAACGTAAAAATTCATGATCCTAGTTTCTTACCACAACATGATGGATTTCAAGATGAGAGCGTGAACTTCATTTTCAATCGCCATCATTTGTCAAAGAGCCCATACCCAATCATCACCTTAACTGAATACAATCGCATCTTGAGACAGTTCGGTAAAATGTACATTGAAGTACCCGCTCCTGATTGTGATAGAAAACATGAATTTTCTACTGGCAATTACAGCATCTTGGGTATGACTCAATGGATTGCATTGCTAGAGCGTACTGGCTTCAACATCGAAAAATTCAATAATTTAGATTTCGATGCTACTATCACTAACCCTGAAGGAGAACCAATCTCTTTGAAGGAAAAGTATTATGCGATTCTAGTTACTAAGCAGAGACCACTAGATATCAAATAAATAGTTGATGTTCGATCCATTTCAACAAGCAAAACTAATGAACGGATTTGATAAACTCAAGTCCGTTCCTACACCTACTCAAGATATTGATTCTCTTTCTGATTTAAAGAAACTCGCCGGCATTGACCAGCCTAGCTTCGGAGAAGAAATGAGTGAGAAGGGTACGTCTCTGGGGCAGATTCAAAGAGAACGAAATATTCGTCCCGGGACAGACGAGTGGTTTAAACTGTGGTTCTCTAAACCACACTTGACGGGCGAGAAACCGTACTAACCGAATGTTACTAACTAAATAAGTTTATGAGCGGAACACCTACCTTAATCAAAAACCCGTACGAAAAAACGAAGTTTGCCGACGAGAAAGAATTAAACGACTTTATCAAGTGCTGTGACCCTAACACGGGTCCAATGTACTTCATGGATAACTTTTTTATGATTCAGCATCCTACAAAAGGATCGATGAACTATCACCCCTACGAGTATCAGAAACGATTGATTGAAAACTATCACAACAATCGTTATTCAATTTCATTGATGCCTCGACAAACAGGTAAGTCAACATCGGCTGCTGGATATCTATTGTGGTACGCAATGTTTGTACCCGACTCAACAATTCTTATTGCAGCACACAAGTATACAGGTGCTCAAGAAATTATGCAACGTGTGCGATATGCATACGAGAACTGCCCCGACCACATTAAAGCAGGTGTAACAACATACAACAAGGGCTCATTAGATTTTGAAAACGGCTCACGTATTGTTTCGGCTACCACAACTGAAAACACAGGTCGTGGTATGTCTATTACACTTCTATACCTTGACGAATTTGCATTCGTTCGACCTACGATTGCGACAGAATTCTGGACTGCGATTACTCCTACTCTAGCAACTGGTGGTAAAGCTATTATCACAAGTACTCCTAACTCAGACGAAGATACATTTGCGTTGATTTGGAAGGGTGCTAACAAATGTGAAGATGAATTCGGTAACAAAACAGAAGTGGGTGTTAACGGCTTCAAAGCATATCGTGCTTACTGGCAAGAACATCCAGAGCGTGACGAAGAATGGGCTGCAAAGATTAAAGCACAACTCGGTGAAGATAGATTCCGACGAGAGATTGGTTGCGAGTTCATTATTGCTGATGAAACATTGATTGCACCTACTACATTGATTGAGATGTCCGGGGTTGAACCTTTATTCAGGCAGGGTCAAGTTAGATGGTATAAGAAACCAGAGAAAGATAAAATCTACACACTATCGTTAGATCCTGCTATTGGTACAGGTGGCGACTATGCAGCTATTCAGATATTTGAAGCAAACTCAGTTGAGCAAGTAGGTGAATGGAAACATAATAAAACTTCAATATCTGAGCAAGTCAAATTGATTGCCAACATATGTAAGTATATCGAAGAATGCACAGGTCAACCGACCAACATTTACTACTCAGTAGAAAACAACTCAGTAGGTGAAGCGGCGCTAGTGTCACTAGCTGAGTACGGGGAAATGAATATCCCTGGCACTTTCTTATCAGAGCCGGGTAAAAAACGCAAAGGCTATACTACTACACACAAAAACAAGATGGCTGCGTGTACAAAGTTTAAACACTTACTAGAATCAAAGAGAATGACTATCAAAAGTCACAGTCTAGTGTCTGAATTAAAGAACTATATTGCTTCTAAGGACAGTTTTGCTGCTAAATTGGGAGAAACTGACGACTTAGTTGCTTCTACTTTGCTCACTATCCGAATGATTCAGGACTTAGGTGACTATCATTATAACCTGGAAGAGCAGATTAGAGACCATGACGACATAATTCTCCCCTTGCCCTTCTACGCTGTATTGTGATAAATACATTATTGAGACTATTACCATGGCAAAAAAACAATTAAACGACAAACTATACGGATTATTAGATAGCAGAGGCTACAGACCTGACATGTACGACAGTTCTGGCAAGAAAGTTGCAGTCCCTGAAGAAGCAGAATTGTTGCAGTTTTCTTTCATCAAAGATGGAGAAGACTATGGCAGAGCAACTGTCACTATTGACGGTTCACATCGCTTAGTTGTATATTACAATGATAAAATTGCACAAAGCCCCAAAGCTGGCTCACTTGATTCACAATCATGGGACCAACTAATGAAACATTTACGAAAGTTTGCTATCAACTACCAATTGGGGTTTGAACGTAAAGATGTAGATGACTTAGAAAGTGATATGGCAGTGAGAGCACATACTAAAAAAGAAGGCTTATCGGAAAGCTATCATCCGATGGGCAAAAAGCAAAGCTATAATGACGTAATTCCTGAAACAAAAATCATCATCAAACATTCTAAACAAATGGAAGAAGGTGAGCAACGTTTCCGTAGTGTCGAAAAGATTTTCATCGAAACTTCGCAAGGCGAAAGATTCTTAGCGCCCACTACAAAGCCAGGAATAGCTCAAATCTATGCTAGACACATTGCTGAAGGTGGTAGACCAAGTGATGACCGCTGGTCACACATCAGTGAAATGTGCGAAGAATATAACAAGATGGCAGGATTCGTTCGTGCTACTAAAGGTAAGCAATTCAACGAATCAACTGAGAAATTAGTGAACGAAGGAATGAATCACTATTCAAAGTTACGTGAGTGCTTGAGTAAGATGCGTGGCAAAAAAGGCTACAATGCATATTTTGAATCATGGACTCCTACACTACAAGAAGATGAAATCTCAGAAGATTTATCTGGTATGTTCATGTCTAGTTCGTTGGACCCTCGTATCGAATCTGTAATGCCAATTCTAAGTAAGTTGAGTAAGAACATATCCGAATCAACACCAATGGCAGAAGTTATTGCTCTAGAAGATTGGGCTAACAACTTAACAAGCGGTTCTTTGGGAGAACAAGACGAAGATGATTATAAAGACCCAGAAGAAGCTGACTACGGTGAAGAGTACCAAGACACAGTAAAACGTGCAGGCGAGTTTGTTAAAGGTGTTGACAAACGTGCCGCTGAACGTAAAGCATACAAAGACAAAGAGCAAGACGTGGCTGAAGGTTCAGATGAACAAAAGCAAAATGCGTTATGGGCACAGATTACACAACATGAAAAGGCTGCAAAAAAGTCTAAAGATTTAAAGCAACAACATCATTTGAAGATGGCTGACCAATTACGTAGCAAACTCAAGACTAGTGATAACGTTGAAGAAGGTCTTGACGCAGAACAGAAGGCAGCAGGACAGTTTGGTCCAACTGGCGGACCAGCTAAACCAGGTACGTTAGTAGGTGAAGCAAACGATCCATTAGCAAGCCTATTACGCTTAATTAAATAAGGGTAAATAAACCTCACTTAAAAGGTGAGGTTTGCCACATCTGGCATAAATACTATTGACGTTGACAGATAGATTTGCTATACTATCTTCTACGTT